ATATGCACTCCACGTAGAGCCTTGTTCACGCCAATTGTTAATTGCTAACTGCCCATCTACATACATTCTAAATCCATCATCTGTATAGCCAGCAAATTTTGTTTCTGTCCAATGTGAGGGAACTGTGATAGTTCCAGTAATTTTTACTACAAAATCATAGTATCTTCCACACGTAGCAGATCCTGGCTGAAGTACATTTCCATTTAAAGTTCCACTACATAGATATTGATCTGGCACCATCTGGTTTGTAAGCCATAAAAAAGAATATTGTCTTATTCCAGTATATACATCATAATGTAATCCTGTACCTCCAGCATTTTGAACTGCGGATTGTGTTGTTTGAAGATTTGTATTTGCAATAGATAAATTTATTTGTGCTACATCAAGATCATCTTTAGCAGAATTTTTTTGAGTTAATGCTGTTGCAACAGTTACCGTCTGTCCATCTACTGCTGATTGAGCTAAATTCTTTTCTTCTAATGCTGTTGCTTCTTGTGTTACCGCAGTATCATATGCAGTATATGCTTCATCTCTTGATTGTTTTGCAGCAACGGCTAAATTGTATTTTTGTTCTGCAGTATCTATTAAAGATATAAATTCATCCTGATAATTTAAATCAGATACGCTATCATTTAATTTTTGTATTTCTTGAGCGGCTAAACTTAATGGATCATCACTATAAGCAGGTGTTAAAAATAGCCAACCAAACCCTAAAATGGCTGCTAATGATAATCTCCATAATTTTGTCCTAGTCAACTATAACTCCTAAACAAACAATTTGTTTACTTAGTAAATTATATCATTGAACTATTTAGGATTATCTGTTTTATAAAATCCATTACCTTTAAATTGAATTCCAAAAGGACTAAAATGCCTTATCATTTCTGCCCCACATTCTTCACAAAAATATCCAGGATCTTCTTCTGATATTGAGCGGGTCACTGAAAGCAAAGCATGAGCATCATCAATCTTACATTTATACTCATATACAGGCATTATTTTCTACCCCACTGTATATAGTTCCATCCACGCTCATGTGCGTAGTAGATAAATACTTTAACTACCGTTTCCCAAAAGGCAATAGCCCCTGAAAGTGTTGCACTTCTTGTTATAACATATGCAACAACGAATGATGAAAGGGTTCCCCATATACGATAACTTAATGCTTTAGCAAATGATCGAGCCTTTGTTACTGTCATGATGGCCATTCCATTTTATCATTACCAATTTTATCTAAGAACCTAGATACCCATTTCTTTACGTTTTTGCGTAGCCGATATAGCATGAATCTCTGCCCCCAAATCTACTTGTTCAATTTTATATCCTACATCACGGCCATATACTATGTTTGTAATGTTAGGTAGTCTTAATACTAATGCTCCATCCATAAAATCATCTTTTGCAATATATGCTTTTACTTCATCAAATTTAAGTGGATCTTTTTCACTTGTATTATATGTATTTCGAACACCTAAAAGGACTTGCTCTGTACGTTTTCCCGCTTCTTCATATAAAGCATGATGACCTTCATGCCACGGTTGATATCGACCAAGCATAAGTGTTGTTGGTGCAGACCAATCATGCAAGCCAAATTCCTTAATTATTACAGATGCTTTATCATTTGCATCAAGTATGTGACTTGGAAATGATATATCGTATTGAGTTGGTTCTTCAAACATCTTATTTGTATCTTCAAAACGACTTTCTTTAATTGTTCTCATCCAAACAAGAATATCTGGTTTTCCAAATGCTGCACGAGTTAAATCTGTAGGACATACAAAATCAACAATTACTGGGGCAACTTCTTGTTTACCAATTAACCTAGCCATTTCTCCCATACGACGTGCTTGCTCAATTCTATCTTCTGGAGTAAAACCAAGATCTGAATTTACTGTTGCACGAACTTCATCTGCATTTAGATGAATTGCATTGATACGCTCTTTTAATGCTTTGGCTAATTCAGTTTTACCAGATCCAGGTAAACCAATTATTTGAATAATCATTTATATCCTCAATGTTGTGGAGCAGTTTTTTACAGTCATGCTCAGGACTATACCAGTTATTTAGTGTCGCTGTCTCCCCCGACAATATTGGACATGGATGCCCAATATCTTATTATACTATTTATTTAATTTTGATTGTCTTTGGTTTCTTTTCTTCTGGAACAATACGATTTACGCTGATATGCAACATACCATCTTCAATCTTTGCACCAGTTACTTCCATATATTCACCCAAAGCAAATGTTCTTGTAAATTTACGTGAAGCAATTCCTTTGTGTAAATATTCTCCGTCAGTAGCTTCTACTATCTCACCTTTGACAATAAGTGTACCATTATCTACTGATACGTTTACATCATCTTTTGTGAATCCCGCTACTGCAATAGATACCTGAAAAGTATCCTCATCAAGTTTTAATACGTCGTACGGTGGATATGTCTGTCTAGATGCCGTCTGATGAACATTAGCCATTCTTTCCAAATCACGATTAAAACCAATAAAAAATGGATCTCTAAAAAGATCCATAGCAAACTGTGTTACCATTTTATTCCTCCTTCAAGCGAATAATTTAATATAGGTCCCTTTTGGCGACCTTTATATATTATATCAAATTGTAAAAAAAATGTCTACATATTACTATTTTTTAAATACTCTTCATGATCTACAAAACCTAGGGATTTTTCTTTAACTATTTTTATGTATTTTTGATATTTATCCTCATTCATAACATAATTAAAATTTCCGCCTATTTTATTTCCAGCATACACTGAAAGCCAGCTTGACAGTGGCCAGGATGGGGTAGTTGATATTTGATTATCTATCTGTCCCGTTTTCATATTTTCAATAAAATTTTTAACATCATGTATTAAAAATTTTGGAGCTGGGTGATCATTTTTAAAATTTTTCCAAAAGCTTGTATTTTTTTTATTAGTATAATAATGTAAATATAAAAAGGATACGATGGCTTCGTTTCTTGTTTTGATTATTTTATTAAAAGAAATTTTACTATTCATTCCATTATTTGAAATTTTTCCATTTATATAATCATCTAAATAATAATCGATGAACATAAAAAGTGTTCCTATAGAAGTTTCTATTGCAGTTGCTTCAAGTGGTTCAAAAAATTGAGAAGAAAGTCCAATTGCTAAACAGTTTTCTATCCATATATTTTCAAAATATCCTGGATCAAAAGAAAAATTACCAAGTATTTCTAAATCATTACCAAATTTTTTTATCATTTCTGCTTCTGCTTGATCTTTGGATATGTATCTTTTATCATACACATAGCCACACCCATATCTGTGCTGTAACGGTATTTTCCAAGACCATCCGTAATCCATCGCTATTGCTTCTGTATATGGAGGTATAATTTTACTTATTGATAATTTGCAAGCTATCGCATCGGTTGCTGGCAAATATTTTTTTACACTTACCCATTTGCTATTATAAAATTCACCAATTATTTTTCTTTTAAATCCAGTACAGTCCACAACAAAATCACAATTTATTGTTGATCCATCTTCCATAATTAAAGATGTTATCTTATTATTTGAGTCTGATATAAAATCTTTTACAATGCCATCGATAATGTTAATCCCTCTAGCAATACATTCTTTTTCAAAAAAATTAACCATTAATCGTGAATCTATATGAAAAGAATAATTATTGTCATCAGATATTAAAACTTTGTTGGAATCAGATATTACTGAAGAATAATTTATTTCATCTAAATTTTTATTATTAGATACACAATACTTATAGATATCAAAAAAAACATTTTTATCTTCAAAAATATTTTTTTTATCAGAAATTAAATCATAAAAACCATGAAACCAAGATTCTTCTTCAGACCATCCAGTAAATTTAATTCCATTTTTAATTGTACCCTTTGTTTCTTTAATAAAAGTTTTGTGGTCTATTGATAAATCATTTAAAACCCTATGTATATTTGGAGTTAGGCCCTCACCTGGTCCAAGTATCCCTATGGATTTGCTGGCTACCATAATGACATTAGCATCTTGCAGCTTATTTTTTAAAAGTAAAGAGCTTATGCATCCTGCAGTTCCGCCCCCAACTATAACAATATTTTTCATAAAATTATCCCAAAATGTTTAAGTATATATGTGCAAGCCAAAATGCTCCAAAGAATATTAAACCATATTAAAGCTGGAAGTGTTTTAACCGTAGATGACCATATTAAAGACAAGCTAGATATTAAGGCAAAGATATATAACCACCATATGTTTGTATCAAAAAGAAGTCCTGGAATTATAATCAGTGCTTTAATCACAAAAGCAAAAAATTCTATTGTATTGGCCAAATTCCAATATTTTTTTTTAAACATTGTTTTTAAAGAAAAGTACCAACCACTATTAAATTTAATTAATAATTTCATTTTCACCCGCTTCTTCATTCAAATAAATAATTTTTTTTGACATATTATGTATTCTATACCAATTTTCAATATCTCCTGCATCTCCCTGTAACATAAAATCTGTAATTTTAGGATTATCCAGTATTATTTTATTTAATTTATTTATTACCTGATCTTCTGTTCCAAATATTGTTACATTTTCATTAAACTCTGACTGGATAACATATTGTTTGGCTTCTTCATAAGTATCTCTAATTACAATTGGTACACTTATAATGTTTTTATTTGATATAAATTTTGTTTGCTGTCCAATCCATGATAAATGGTAGTCAGCATATTCTTTAGCTAAATTATTTGTAATATCAGAATGACCACTCATAACAATTTCAGGAAAGCCACCGTCTATTTTAAAAGATTTAAATTTTTTAATCCATTCAGATGTATATTTTAACCTTTTTTCTGGTGTATCCATCAAATCATTTATGTATATTAAATCATTAATACTTTTTTCTTCTTTTTTTAAATCTCCTGTTACTATATTTAACATCAATCTATTTGGTTGAATTTCATTAAAAGCACGACACATCATAGCACAATATTCTGGGGTCATTGCATAAGTTCGGATTGCTGGCATATATTTAATTTTATGATTTTTATTAAGTATATGTGCTGCTTTAATCCAATGATCTGGCTGTGTTGAATGGTAAACCATTAATACAGAATAATACCCGACACCATCCAATACTTCAGAAAGATTTTTTAATCCATCTATCGATGTGTCGTTTAACCTAGACATCCAATGCAACTTCATAAAACACCTTTCTTAAACATAAGAATTATATCAAAATAAAAAAAATATTTCAATCTTTTAACCAATTTGAACTATATACTTCGAGCTCTTTATAAAATTTTTTAAAATCAAATTTAATAAATTTATAATATTTTTTTAATAATTTTTTATTTGGAGCACCCCAATATCCAAACTCATTTCCTAAATAAAATCTTCTAACTCTACCTAAAGATTTAGCCATAGTAATGTCTTGAAAATTTTCGTTAGCCTCATCTCTCCAATCTATTTTTGATTTGGTTACCCCCTTATCTAGGTGGAATAGGATAAGTTTTGATATTGCAAATATTTTGTATCCACGAGTCCATGCCCTCATGCTAAAAATACCTTCATCTGCCGCCCAAACACATTTTGGATCATGTTGAATTTCCATAAACATTTTTTTTCTAGCAAATACAAATGGTCCAGTCACTCCACGTATCTCTAAATATTTTTTATTTCCCCAATCAATATCATAACCATAAGTTATTGGATATCCATGATCTAATGAATTTTTTATAGTTCCTAAGCTGACCATAGGTCCGTAAGGATTTGTTTTTGAAAAATATTCATTATTAGGCATATTATTTGGATCAAAACTTTCATCTTCAATAGATTTTATATTTAATAAATAAATTTTATCTTTTTCTTTTTTCCAATTAAAAAGCATTCCAGATATTATTAATTTTTCATAATCTTTTTCTAAATCTTTAAATGAATCTATAATTTCTTCATCCCAATTTTTTACAAAAATCATATGTGCATCTACTTGTAAAATAAAATCTGCATCGTCAGGACACATATTAATAGCATACATTCTACTAATACCAACTCCTGGTAAACTTTTTACATGCAAATTATTTACTATTACATTTGGCCTATGGTCTTCATAAACTGAATCATCAAAAGTTGTATTTAAAACTCCAATGCAAATATTTTGTGGATATTTTGCATTATTAATTGCACTATCAATTGTTTGTTTTAAAAATTCTTCTTTACAAGATATTATTGATATAAAAATTTTATCCATTTTTTAAACCATAAAATTCTTTAAAGTTGATGGAACATGCATTTTCAAATTCATTTAATTTTTCAATGCTTGGGGATCCCCAATAACCTAAATATTGTCCCGTTAGTATGTCTTTCATTATTTTTTGACCGTCTTCATATCTTTTTAAATAAAATTTAAATAATCTTTTATCATTATTTTTTAAATTTCTCCAATCATTTGGATCGTCTTTTCCATATGCTCCACCCATTGTTTTTTTATTATAATGAAAACATATAATTTCTTTAATTGAAAACATTCTATACCCTCTTGTCCAAGCTCTAAGCGAATATATTGGTTCATCTCCGCCCCAAGGCAATCTTGGATCATGAAGTATTTCATTGTATAGCTCTGGCCTACTAAAAGTAAATTGTGCAGATATTAAATTATGTTCTACAAAATCAACATTATTGCAATCTAACCCTTCAATTGTTGGATATCCATCTTGAATTATTGCTTTTTTATAATCTCTAAACACAAGCCTTGATGCTTTTGCGTCTAGTGGCAGATTAAAATTTTTTATATCTTCCAATATATTATTATTAATAATTATTTTTCCATCTAAATTATATTCCCAATGCGGGCAACGTGAACTAATTATTGGTTTTGAATATTGAGATTCTAAATTTAAATGATTATTGATCAAAATGTTATCCCAATTTTTTGTAAAAAGCATATGTGAATCTAATTGAAGTACGTAATCTGTATCTTGAAAAATAATAGAAGAAGTTATCAGTCTTGCAAGCCCTATACCTTGTGTGCCATTAAATTCCATTGGCATATATATAACATTATCTAAATCGGAAAAATCTGTTTTTGCAAATCCATTCATACAAAGATCAAAAATTCCAAAAGTTAATATATTTTCTCCACTGGAATTATTTATTGCACTCTCAACAGTTTGTCTCAAATCTTTTTCATTGGCACTGGTAATTGCCAAAAAAATTTTTTTATTCAATATTTTTCCTTTAATTAATTTTACTACCTAGTATCTATTATACAGTGCCCTAAGTTGGATTCGAACCAACGCTTTCACGATTTTAAGTCGTGTGCCTCTACCGCTGGGCTATAAGGGCGTGTCCCCAGTAGGTATCGATCCTACGACCCACAGATTAAAAGTCTGTTGCTCTACCAACTGAGCTATAGGGACTCAAGCTGGACCACCAGGGCTCGAACCTGGGACATCAGAGTTAACAGCTCTGCGCTCTGCCGACTGAGCTATGGTCCAATGCGCCTTTGGCAGGAATTGAACCTGCGACCAATAGCTTAGAAGGCTACTGCTCTATCCCCTGAGCTACAAAGGCTTAAAAAATAGAGTATACTATTGTTTTTAATTTTTGTCTATAGTTATAGATCTCTGTGCCTTATTCCAACAACTCCAGCATCTATTTCTGCTTGTAACTTTTCTGAAGGTTTCCATTCAAAATTAACTGGAGTAAGCCATTCACCATTTCCAGTAAATTCTGAATTTGAATCAAACATAGTTGCCCATCTTTCTTCATTTTCTTTTGTGCCGTAAGTTGGAAATGTCCCTGGATGTTTTTCTATTGGCACAACAAAATTAGAATATGCATATCTTATTCCTGAAGTAATTTCATAAACACCGTGTGTTGTATCTGAATGTGCTCCGTGAATTATCAAATCACCTGGATTTGGCTTTATTTTAAATTCTCCATCATATCCGTTATTTTTTTCAAATGGGTCAAAATTTCCTACAAAATTTCCATTTTTGTCTAGGTTTGGGTAATAAACTTCTCCGCCTTCCCATTCACCAAAATAAACTATTGCTCCATAATGTATTACACAACATGTATTCCATATATCAGAAGCAATTAATTCTTCTTCCATGTTTTCTCCAGGACTATCTGCGTGATGATACATTCCACCGTCCCCTGGTTTTGTTCTTAATAATGTTAAACAAGGATGAACACAATATTCTGGTAAAAGCAATTTATTTAAATCTTCCCAAACTTCATACAGCTCTGGTATAAAATCAGTAAATTTATCGTGATACCAATTTATTGTATGTGTTTCTACTTTTTTAGATAAATCATTTAGATTTTCTTTTTCTTTTAAAATTTTATTAATCTGATTAAGTTTTTCTTCAGAAACAAAATTTCTATAAATATATACTTTATGGGCTACTTTTTCTACATTTGGGTTGTCGTGAAACATTTATCCTCCTATAACTTTCATGTTATTAATATTTTGCCATTTAATTATATCATTTTTATCGTTTAGTAGTGGCTGACCTTTAATATTTAAACTAGTATTTAATAAAATAGGAACACCTGTTTTCATATAAAATCTATTTAGAACTTCCCAAAGCCCCGAATGTTCATTTTTATTAACAGTTTGAACCCTTGATGTTCCATCTACATGTACAACAGAAGGTATGATATCTGATTTTAAACATTTTACTGTATATTGCATATATGGACTTTTAAAATTCATATCAAACCATTCCGAAGCATATTCTTCCATTACTACTGGAGCAAATGGCCTAAATAATTCTCTTTGTTTAATGCTATTGACCTTATCTTTAATGTTTGGATCTCTTGGATCTGCTAATATGCTCCTATTTCCTAATGCTCTTGGCCCATATTCCGCTCTTCCAGATGCTACTGCCACTATGCCATTGTCTAATATTCCATTAATAATATCTTCAATCGGATACTTTCCACCTAAATCATGACCAAGATACGGGCTATTCCAATTTATATGTTTGCCATATAAAGCAGCAGCTGCACCCAAAGAACTTCCAGCATCACCAGGATTTGGCATGATCCAAATATTATCAAAAATTTTCCAGAGGTGGGTATTGGCTGAAGAGTTTAAAGCACACCCTCCCATAAAAACTAAATTGTTTTTCCCTGTTGTTGCCTTTACATTATTCATAAATTCCATTAAATGACTTTGATAAACTAATTGTACCGCAGCAGCTATATCGAATTTATCTTTTTCAGTAATTGGCATTCCCCAATCTAATATTCCTTGATGAAAATTATATTTTTGTTTTGATGGAGAAGGAAAATATTCAAGAATTTCTTTTAAATATCTATTTGGATCACCATACGCAGCCATACCCATCATAATATATTCTTCTTGGTTTGGCATTAATCCAATTAATTGTGTAAATGCAGAATAAAATAAACCAAAACTTACAGGATAATTTTGTTTATATTTTAATTTAATTTTTTCACCTTCACCGATCCAGACTGTTGAAGTGTTATATTCACCTACTGCATCCAGTACTACTATAGCTGCATCATTAAATTTACTTGTATAGTAACCAGCGCAGGCATGAGAATAATGATGATTAAAATATTTAACTGGAAGATCCATTGGTATATTTGGTTTCCAGTCAGAGGAACCACCTCTTAAAAATATTCTAGATCTTTTAAGTTGAGGATGTTCATAATATGCTATATGTGTTGGCGTTCCATAATTAAGCATATCGATGTATATTTCTTTATTGTTATACCAATCATTTTTTTTCTTACTATACCTTTCTGCATGAGCAGCAAAAAGTATTTCTCCATCTTTAATTAAAGAAATAGATGCATCGTGAGATGTTTCGTTAATACCTAAAATTATCACTAGTATATATAATTCCTTTTTTTTATTATTTTTTTTATTTTTCTTTTTAAAATAATTTTTTTAATTTTTTTTATCATTTATATACTTTTCATAAAAAATTTCTGCCCACATTGTGTGGAATGCTGTACCCAAATGTGAATGATCTTTTGCTTTTAGTTCTGATATTTTGGCATCTTTTATATATTCATCTGTATTATATATATCAAGATAACCATCAATATCATATGTTTTTGAAAAATCTTCATAACAATTTCTATTCCAACTTGACCAGTAGAGCTTTATATTATTTATTTGACAAAAATCATTTAAAATAGTTATCATTAATTCATTATAAAATTGATTTATTTTTATATCTATTTCTTTTTCAGACTTAGTGTATATTTTTGATTTATCAAATAGTTTTTTTGCAACGTCCTTGTTTGCTGCTAAAAACAAATGAGTATAGTTTTCATTTTCAATTGACCAAGATAAAAATCTATTGTGATCAGGAAATATTACAAACAATGTTTCTGGTTTTCCAAATAATTTAATATAATTAAATATATTTTTTATAATCATTGAACAAGAAAGTCCAGCTTTTCCAATATTAAAATAGCCATCTAAATTTTCATTTAATTTAATTTTTTCATATAATTTTTTTGCCCAAACATCTTCAAATTCATTACCTATGCCTTCAGTTTCTGAACATCCTGCAAACAAAATATGTTTTTTTGTTATATCACTATTAAATTCATCAGATCTAAATCCATATTTATTATATTTATACATATCGTGGTCATAAACAACACCCATCTTTTTTTCAAAATCTAACGAGTTTATTGATTGATTTGGAAAAAAAACACCAAAAAAATAATTTAAATTGTCAAAATGAACATGATGTTCAATTGCTATATTCTTATCAAACTTCATTTGTTAAAATTAATTTTCCGCAAGTTGATCTTGATCTTATTTTTTCATGCATCAGTTTAGCATCTTTTAAACTCATTTTTTCGCCTATAACAATTTTTATTTTTTTATTCTTAATTAAATCAAATAAATTTTCAACAACTACTTTTAATTTAGCTGGATTTTGCAAGAATACTCTATTACCCCAAAATCCAGATATTGTTCTTGAATCTTTTAACAATTCTCTTAATTGAATTGCTGGGAGACCTTCTCTTGAAGAAGCACCATATGAGCATATATGACCATTTGTTGCCAATAATCCATAATATGTCATAAAAGATCTACCTCCATACGATTCCATAATAAATTTTGGTTTAGATCCTATTGATTTTATTAATTTATTAATTTCATCTACATTATCTAAACAAACATAGTCTAATCCTAGTGTTTTAACTACATTTAACTTTTCTTCATCTGAGGAAACACCAATTACTTTAGCGCCAGCCAATTTACATAGTTGAGCTAAAATCATGCCAGTTGTTCCAGATGCTCCATTTACTAAAACTAAATCTCCAGGCAATATGTTGCATACATCATTAACAATTCCGTATGCGGTTGATCCTTGAACCATTACACACAACGCTTCTTCTTCGGTCACCCCGTCTGGAACTTCAAACATTTTATCTTCATTAATTATAATTTTTTCTGCGTATGCTCCGCTTGAAGCATATCCTATAAAAAGTTTATTATCTAATACGAAAGATGCTTCTATTCCAGGGATTACTGGTGGCATAGTTTGAATTAGATAACTATTTTCAGTTTGATATGTATCGGCATAATTTACACCTATCATCCTAGTATTTACTAAAAACTGCCCTTTTCCTGGAATTGGTTCTTTATAATCAGTGTATTCCATAACTTCTGGACCACCAAATGATTTTACAACTATTGCTTTCATTACACTCCCATTTCTAGTCTGTACTCTATAAGTATATCAAATAATAAATCTGAATATAATTTATTAACAAGAAGGAATTGATTTGTATTTGGATTACATAATTGTATTAATTCATCATAAGCATATGTATCTATTTCAAAAAACCATTTTATATGCTCAATAAATAAATTAAATAATTCATGACCTTCTTTTGTTTTTGCAGATATTTTTAAATTTATCGCCTCATCAAATTTATCTTGAAATTCATATGCCTCTTTAAGCATAATAGAATATTCATCTTTTGAATAAGTTTTCATTTTTTCAGTAGCCTTTATTACCCAAGGATTATCTGGAAAAATTTTTGCTATTTCTTGAAATAAAAATCTTCTATTTTCAAATTTTTTATCATCAAACTGCATACTATAAATCCTCTATTGGGATGACCCCTTTTTCTTTTGCTATTGTAAATCCTTCTTCTGAAAAATGCATCGTTACTTCTAAATTTTCGTCATATTCTACTTGCATTAATCCTTGTTGAAAAAGATCAAGAAGGCTGTCATCGACATACTCCATGTGTGCATCCCAAAGTTCTGGAGCCAATTCTTTTGTTTTTTCTTCATTTAATTCAAAAATTGCTTCTCCATTTTCATCAAATCCTGCTAATGTGATGGCACCTATTTCAATATAATATTGAATTTTATCTAAAGCTTCTTCATCGTTCATGATGTCTCCTATGTGCACCAGGTAGGACTTGAACCTACGACTACCGAATTATGAGTTCGGGGCTCTAACCAACTAAGCTACTGGTGCCTAGTTGAATTATATATTTTAAATATCTTTTTTGTCAATAGATTGTTCAACAATTTGTTGTACGTAATCAGAAAAATGTTTCCTTATATTTCCTGGAGGCCTTTTTCCAATTTCATTCCATATTCTTTTATATTCTAATATATTGTCAAATGTTGTAGAACAAACTTTTATACCTTCATATTCTTTCAACCTTACTGGTAGCGGAACATGTTTTCCACAGCATTTACACTCTTTTGCTTTGTCTTGATATATACTCATAATATTTCCATTCCATCTAGGGCATCTGATAAAACTTTTGGCATTGCCGAAGGAGCTTTAATTAAATTATGTGATTCTTGTTGCATCTCTTCCCTACGCTGCCTTCTCATTGAATCATATGTATGAATCTCTACTGCACCAAAATCAGGTCTTGTTAAACTTATAGCATTATATATTGATCCACATACTGCGTCAGCTAAATCCTTAGACCCTTTGCGTGGGTGATCAACCTTATCACGCATAATTCTTAACTCTAATAACTCATCAATAAGCAATTTAATATTGGGTCCAGATAATCTTTCTTCTAGGACTACCATTGCCATGTCATCATAATGTTTTTTTGCAACAGATAATGTTTCAGTATTAATTCCGTATTGTTTTAATTGTTGCATCATATCATGTGAATTCCATCTATCAAAAGTACATATTCTTATATTAAATCCTCGTGACCTTAAAGATAAAATATAATCTCTTACTTCAGTAAAATCTACTGACTTGTCTGTAGTTGGAGTCCAATATCTTACAACATCAACATCAACTATTGGTGCTGTTTGAGAATAATTATCTGTTACCTTTACATTAACCCATTTATTTATATGCGCCATAGATACTGCACAATGGTCATGTTTTTGAGCTAAATCTACATGTATAAAGTATTCTTTATTCTCTTGTGGAATAAACCACTCTTCAAATCTACCAAATTGATCAACAGCCAATGGAAACTTATTAAATGCTTTTTCTATTTTTTCACGAGATTTAAAAAATGCATCAACTGCTTCTGGTGGCATACATGCAAATCTACCTAAAGCATCGGGCATATTTTTATAAAACTCAACTTTAAAATCTTCAATTTTTTTAGTAGGATTAATTTCCCATGTTGGTCTTTTTAATGCGTAAACTTTTGGGATTTTATATGAAACAATATGATCTTCTTCCCATTCCACCATAATCTCATTTCCATCCGTATTATCTGGTAAATCATCATCCATCTTTAATGTTTTTGATCTAACAATTGTTTCTTTTTCTGCAATTGCAGAGTCATAAAATTTTTGTATTGGATCATTTTTAAAACGTGGAAATGACAATAAAATAATTTTACCGTAATCTGGAAAACGAGATATTACTGATCCACGATACATATCGTATATAGCGTCTGCTGTTTTTGCTTGATCGTGTCCTGTTGTATTTTCTGTTGCAAATCCAGAAATCTCATCAAGAATTACTGCAATTACGTTATAACCCTCAAAAGCTTCTCTTTCTGAGTGTCCTGAATAAACATTCACATTTTTATCAAATCTAATTTCCGCTGCCTTTGGATCATATTTTCCAATAAACCATGGGGATCTTTCAATTCTTGTTTTAAAACCTTTAAAAAAAACATTATTTGCTTGCTGTGCGTTAACAGCAATATTAATAATGTCTATGGTATCGCCTGGAGGTTTGCCGTAATAAGTTGCTGGGTCTTTAAGACATAATAATAGATAAACTATATAGGAAACTGATATTGTAGAAGTATAGTCTTTTCCAGAACCTTTACCTAATTGTGCAATAATTTCGGTGCAAGTCTGTTTGTATCTTCTTTTACCTTCTTCTTCGCCAAAAAGTTTAATTAAAGTAGATTCTTTATATATTTGAGATCCTTTTTCAATTAAAATATATTGATAATCAGAAAGAGGTGGAAGTCCAAGATAGTCTGGGTGCGTAACAAATGTACGAAGATCTACTGGACGTTCGTCAAATTCTTCACCATCCAATAAATCAATAAGATCATTAAAATTAAGATCCACTAACTTCCTCAACTATTTGAATAGGCTCAACTATACCAGTTATTTGAGATAATCTTTTTGCTACATCTAATTTACATTTAGTACATGTGGAAGTTACTTCTTTAAGAATTTTAACAAGCACATCTTGTTTTCTTTCTGCCTCTGCTACCTGCCCCGCTAATTCTGCATTATCTAATAATCCAACCTGCTGTAGCATACCAATTCTTTTTGTCTCAATATCTGAGATTAACTTCAAAGCATTAGCTTTTACATTAAGCTGTCCTTGCTGATCAGCATCTTCTACTGTCTTCCAAGCTTCTTTTATAAGCATTGCATAATGTTGGTCTGCTCCAGATACGGCTTCCTTTGCCCTGTCACGAGCCGTATTATCGTTTCTAACGACCTGTTTCCACTCGTCTATATATTCCACAACCTCTGCACGTTTAAAACCCGTTATAGAGGCAATCTGGGTAGGATTATTACCCTTCAATAATTCTTCTACAACCTTATTCATACGATCAAAATGATCAGCTAATTCAATATCCATATATATAAATTATACCATATTTTAGTTGACTAAGATCTAGACTTAGCTATTTTAAGCAATATTAAATAGCCAATTAAATCATCAATATCATTATCTCCTGGAAATTGTTGATCATTTTGAATTCTATTTAATTTATCATCAATACGAACTTTTAATTGCTCTATTGAATCTGTTTTTGAAAATATACGAATTGGATCAAGTGCAGAATTTCCGTAAGATATATTTTTATTGATTAGCATATGAGCAATTTCATGACATTCTTTCCAAATTGCAGGTCCTGCAGGAGCCCCCGTAGATTTTAAATATAAATCACTACAGCTAAAATTTTTAACGTCTGGAAATACTGGGCTAAGCTCCATAAATTTCATCCACCTTCAAAATTACATAATCTACAATACGTTCAGAATCTTCTGGCGTATGATGTTTCCATTCATCCAATACTGGATATTTTCTTTCTAAAACATTATACATTATTTCTATTGGTTTTGGTAAATTATTTTTTTCAGAAATATCTTTTAATAAATCTGTTATATCATGCCATATTTGATACACATTATCATCGTCTACTTGCCACCAAGGTGCCATAAATATTAAATTTGTTTTATATTTATTAGCAAATTTAATACACTCAGATGTATATTTTGTCATAATTTCAGACATATTATTATGTTTTTGGTATTGCCCTAAAGCAGCATCCATGCCACCAAATTCTGAAACTATTACAGAATCTGCCCCCAGATCTTCTATATTATTCTTAAATAAATTTTCTAAATAACTTTCATCAACCTTAAATGCAGTTCTACTATGTTGCCATAAAAAATACAACTCATAATTATTTTTTTCTCTTTTATAAGATCCATATTCTAAGGCTTTTGGCGGACCACTATGAACTGCTCCTCCAGACATATAAGCAATTTGAGATTCACCAATTATAAATATTTTTTTTACCATTTTTTTATCAACCCAAATTGTTCTAAATATCTTTGTATAGTCATAGCAGATACACCACACTCTTTAGCTATTTCCGTAACTGTTTTCTTTTGAACTATATACCTTCTATACAACCACTCTTTACTTTGATATAATTTCATATAGACATCCAACCTTCATATTTTGCATCTGGATTTTCTTTATGCCAGGCTTCTTTTAAAATATTTTGTTTTTTCCAATCAACATTGTGAGATTCGGATCCACACAGCTGACAAATTCCTGGGCCTAAATTTTTATAAACATGTTCACACATCATCTTTTTGTAAGAACCTCATTAGCATAATAAGCAATTCCAAATGAATCTGCTACATCAAAATCATCTATATTCAAACTATATTTTTTATTAAAGTAATCTGCTGTTCTTTGTTTTCTTGCCTCACGTATTTTATTTTTATACCAAGAATCTGCATAGCCAGGGTGCTTTATTCTTATGGCTTCTTTTTCCGCCTTTGTTGGGTTCTTATTGCCGATATGTGCCTGCCAAGCACTAGGGGATATAGTAATAACGGAAGCGCCAGTAGACATAAGTTCAGCAATAACAACACCGTAGACATATGACAATTTTATCACAGCATCTGGTGATCTGACAAGTATTGCTCCTTCTACTGCTATATAGTCTGATTTTAACTCGTCTAACATTGCGGAAGTTTTAACCTTAGCGTTATATATTTTTTCATATATGTCGTTACCAACTAAATTAATTTTACCCCATTTTATAGGAATATTATTTTCTAATAAACAAAAAGCTATGGAGTTAGTGGAGGCATCAATACCCAAAACCCTACTAGCTTTTGTTTTAACCAATGTCGCTAACGTCACGCAGCATCCTTAATATTTTTTCTTTATTATCAATGTGATATTTTTTTTCACATGATGAACAAATATCTTGCGAATTATATCTACTTAGCAAAACTTTACACTTTTTGCATTGTCTTTTAGTGCCAGATCTAATTGCTTTTTTTTCATAATACTTTTCCATAATTTTTTTATTTGTAGCAATTCGACAACACTCATCACTACAATATTTTTGATTATGGGTTTTTGGATCAAAAATTTTTTCACATGTTTTATTTGCACAAATCATAATTTAGGTGGATCAAATGGTTCTATTTGAACTGTACCAGTCTCTCCGCTCCAGCAATCTTTTTTGATTTTACAGGACTTACATGCCGCACTAGATTTAATAAATGGTCTCATTGGCAATCCGCCATCCTTAAAATTATCATAAACTTCGCACATCCAAGTAAACATTCCTTCAATTATTTTTTTATTTCTTTCATTCATCTGTACTGGAATGATTAATATTTCTTGTGTATTTTTATTTTCGTATAAGAAAAAACCCTCTTGTACATTTCTAATTTTCATATAAGTAAGAATTTGTAATAAATGATTTGGAGATGGTGACATTTTAGATTTATATGTATCCCAAGATTCTTGTTTTGCAGTTTTGATTTCTCCAATTATATCCTGATTATTCCAATCAATAATTACATCTAGAAATCCTCTGACTGGAGGATATTCATTTATTACTTCTAATTCTTGATGTTTTAATATGCCCATCTTATTGATAATATTTTGAATTCTTTCATGTGCCTGTGTGCCTTGAGCCATATTGGCTACTGCAACAGAGGTATTGTTATCAATAAAAAATGCACCACTAAATGCCATGTACCAATATCTTGGGCAATTTCCAGATCCATAACCAAGAGAACTTGGGCTAAATGAATGTTTTGTATCCTGCTTGTCTGGTCTTTTTGTAGACTGATAAGCATCTTCTAACATTTTTGCAAACGAATCTGGATCAAAATTACCAGTTATTTTTTTAAACTTTAAATTACTTACTATTTCTTTAGCCATTATATCTCACCACATACTTCAGAGCATCTACCAATTTATCTATTGATTCCTTAGCTGAATAATAAATATTCTTTTTATTATTATTTGTTGTACCAGCTTTATCTTTAGCGATAGTTGAATACACCGAAGCCATCATTGAAAACTTAGTTGACATTGCCTGCAATTCAATAATAAGCATAGGAGCTTTTGCTGCTGGCACATCTGGATTCATTAACAATTTTACCACAATTGCTAAAGCTTTATCCAATTGATCATCTTTCATGTATTCATGAAGATCATTAAACTCAGTTATTTTACTGATAAGTTCTAGTGTATTCAACTCGCTCATATTAACCTACAATAAACTTTGTAACAATTGCATAGCCAATCCAAAGGCCAACAATTCCCATAAGCCCAGCAAATACTGGTGGCGCTGGTATAGGTAATTTAAATGCACTAAAAACTCCACCTACAATAACTCCCACTAGGGTAGTAAGAAAAACATCTTTCATTAGAATGGCACCTCTATCTCATCAAACATTCTATCCGATACCTTTTCCTTGAACATATTATATGTAGTTAATGCTACGCTATCTGCACGAACTTCATAAGAACTTTTTTCTGTTCCAGTTTTATCGACCCAGCGATCTTCATAAATAACTCCAGAAATTACTAATTCTTGCCCCTTCTTTATATTATTTCTTGTTTGATCTGCCAATCTACCCCAAACTTTTACAGTCCACCATGAGGTTGCTGCATCTTCATATTTACCAGTTTCTTCATTTTTGCGACGATCATTTGTTACAACTCTAAGTCGTAAACCATTATCTCCAATTGAAACTGGATCCTGACCAAGTCTTCCTATTAATACAATATTAGGATTTGGCATTATTACTCTCTTCCCAGGCCCTAACCAATTCTTCTAGAACAGCCCATTCGATAATAGCGAGTCTCACTTTTGAATCCTCGCCAATAATTACTTTTAAAGCAGGATGCATACCCCTATTTACCTTAAAAGTATCTGTACAGATTTTAGCCCATACATCTTTATTTAAATTAAATGATGCTTTAGTTTCTTTATAATCTACTACAAATTGATACCACTTTGCATCACCTTTTTGATAATCGCCACGACCACTATTTTTTTGAGCCTTGGCGCCATCTCTTTTTACTTCTGATCTTTCAGACACTACTGCACCTGAAAAACATTTTCATGTCCCTGTGAACATTTCCACTTCATAATTAATAAAACAGGATCCCACAACCCACCATCTACATCCTCATCACATTTACCACATGGGCGAATGCCGTCGAGCTTTTCCAATGTAGAATGTACTTGCTCAACTATTTTTTTCTTATTAAGAAATTCATCAAGATTTGGCATTTATTTCTCCTACTAAGCTGTCTACAACATCTGGATTTTCCCTTAAATATGCTACAGCCTTTGCACGTCCTTGAAAACGTTCTCCATTTACTGTATACCATGCTCCACCTTTTTCAACTATGCCACACATTTCTGCAACATCTAGCGTTTCTCCGATTGAATCTACTCCTAAAGCATCTCCTTGATAATAAAAATCATATTGACCTGATAGGTTAGGTGGTCCTAGTTTATTATAATCAATAATCCAGTTTACTGGCCTTCCCACTTTTTGTTCAATGATTTTATCTCCGACCTTAATGCCAGCTTTAATAGCATTAGCCTCAGCCTCGCTAGACCAAAGTTTGATGACTGTAGACGAGAAAAATTTAACCGCCATGCCACCCGTTGGAATATGACTTGCATGCATACTGCCAAATTGATTGCGTTGCTGAGAAATAAGAACAAGAAGTGTGTTTTTGTTTGCGTAATTGAGCATTTTAACTGCATGTGTCATGTCCTTTGCTTCTGCGCCGATTTGCTTAGTATCTTGCAAATCTTTCATTTCATTTCCATCTTTTTCAAAATAAATAGCTGGAAGTAATGCTGATATAGAATCTACTACTATCATATCAACGCCAGCATCCATTAATTTAGTAGCAACATCTACCATATCATTAATTGTTTTTGCTGGGGAATAAATAAGGGAAGATGAATCTACTCCAAGACTTTCTGCCCAAGATTGATCATATGATGCTTCAGAATCAATCCATGCACAAGTTTTTCCATTTTTTTGTGCTAATGCTATCATTTGAAGGCAAAATGAAGATTTTCCAGCGGATTTATTGCCCCAAACTAAAACCTGCCTACCGTATCCAAGACCTCCACGTAATGCAAAATTCAATCCAATACTTGGAGTAAGTTGTTTTTCAACTTGAACATCCTGTGCAGATTGAACTCTTGCCCTTGTCTTTGGATCTAGCTTTGCTAATACATCATCTATTAATATGCTCATATAAACCTTTTCTTTCTATTAGTATAGCATTAAAACAAATTTCCGTGAAGTCTTTGTCGCTCTTTATTTATATTAACTTTTTTTTCTAGAATTTCATCTAAACTGTGCAATATATGTTCTTCATTTCTCATAGCAGCATAAACATCTAAAAGTCTAATAATTACATCAGCCATCTCTTCTACAATATTTTCACTACCTTTTGATTTTCTAATAGCTTCAAGCACTTCAGTTACTTCTGAGTGAACTAAAGCTAATTTATTTCCAATTTTGTCATGGGTATATTCCCCATCCCAAAATCCTTTTTCTTTTGCAATTTCATGTAAGATTGCCGAAAGTGCATCTAATCCGTAATCAGTTATCAATGATTTCACTGTTTCCTTCATTTTCCTCTTCACGCAATTCAAATTGAAATGAATTTGTTTCATCATTGTATGTAACAGATAATTGTTTATCTTCATTATTTGCAGATATAAAATTATCAACTGGTATATTAATTGATCCTGAACTTAAAATTGCAACCAATATCCTGGAGGCTGTCATCGTTTTAAATATATCTTCTACTTGTTCTGTCATATTATCTCCTTAATCATTAACGTTCCATCATCTAAAGTTTTTAGAGTAGGTTTACATATCATTCCCTCACGCATTTTTGCTAATGCTATAGGGTACATGCTTGAAAATACAATTGCTCTAGTTAGTTTTTTATATTTATCAGACATAACTATATGTGCCATTGTTTTACCTGCTTTTGTTTTATACGGGCTAAAGCTTATCACATACATCTCATCTTCGTCAATATTATATTCATTTGTATATAAATACTTTACAAATGAATCTTCTGAATCCTTTGTGATATCTTCTATTTTTACATATCTTGCAATTCTATTATCTCCAACTAAAATAAAATACATTTTATTTGTTTCAATTGGAGTTTGTTCAGTATGGAATAAACCTACTGAACCAGTTTCATCAACTAATTCTACTCTTGACCAACCAGATCCACGTTTAATATTTTTTACCATTCCAAACATTGTAAAAGATCCTAAATCATCAAATTCACTAATTGGTCTGGCCTGAGCTTTAATCTTGGGGCTTAGGGTAGCAATATTAAAAGACGGTATGCCGAGATATTCATAATAAGATTCTACCTCTTTACCGCTTCTTGGATTATCATCAAAAGCTGCACCACCAATTGCATTTAATGCAGAAATTGCCCTAGAGTTAATTCCACTACCTTTTTTTGAAGCTTTTGCGATAAAATCTGCATAATCTTTAAATGGTCTTTGATCAATAATTTTATTTGCAATAGTGTCCGATATAAACTTTACCTCTGCCAAACCAAATCTAATTGAATCTTTTTGCAAAGAAAAATAAATATCAGACTCGTTAATATGTGGAAGTTTTACTTTAAGCCCAAGTCTTTTAGCTTCAATTAAATATTCTGTTCTTGCGTCTTTGTCGTTTTCGTTCTTGAGGATCGAGAATAAAAATTCAAGAGGATAACGATGCTTAAGCCAAGCGGTATAATAAGAAAGCATAGAGTAAGCAACAGCGTGAGACCTATTGAATGAGTAACCTGCGTGTGCTTCAAATGTTTTCCATAGGTGCTCTGATTCTTCTTTGCTGATATGCTTCGAAGCGCCCTGAATAAACTTATCTTTGAATGGACTGAGTTCTTTTGCATCTTGTTTCTTTCCAATAACTTTTCTAACCTTATCAGCTTCTGACCAAGTTAGTCCGCCAAGGTATACGCATGCTTGCATAACCTGTTCCTGATATATAATAACCCCATAAGTATTTTCAGTAAATGGTTTCATTATTGGGTGAATATATTTTACTGCTTCCTGACCATGTTTTCTTTTAATATATGAAAGACCTACTGTATCCATAGCTCCTGGTCTTACAAGAGCGTTTGATGCTGCTAGATCTTCAAATGTAGATACCTGCATTTTAATTAAAAGATTTGTATATGGAGTTGCTTCTGCCTGAAATACACCTTTGGTATAACCTTCACTTAAATTTTTATACACATTCATATCATCTAATGGTATTTCTGAAAGCACTATCTGATTTCCAGTTCTTTCTTTAATTGAAGCTATCGTATCTGAAATAACAGAAAGAGTTTTTAATCCAAGTGCATCTAATTTAATAAGACCAATGTCTGCAACAGTATCCATATCGTAAGCAACCACTGGTATTCTTCCAGAAACTTTATCTTGTGCATCCTCACGAGATTCTACTGGAGCATACTTTCTAATATCATCTTTTGCTACAACAACTCCAGCAGCATGGACACCAACACTTCTGATTTTCCCACGAAGTTTTTCAGCTAACCATGTCACCTCTGGGTACTTTGCCCTAAACTCTTTTGTATTTGGTGAATCCAAATAATCTTCAAATGTATCTACTGATTTTAATGCACGATTTACATCTGAAAGTGGTACCATAAATACACGGGCTGCATCTCTAACTACACCCTTATCTTTAAAATAAGTAAATGTAGAAATAGAAGCAACGTGTTTAAATTTTTTCTTCAAATAATTCTTAACTTCTTTACGGCGCCTATCCTCAAAATCTGTATCAATATCTGGGAAGTCATTTCTATCTGGATTAATAAATCTAAAAAATAGTAAATCGTATTTAATTGGATCAACATCCGTAATTCCCAAAGAATAACAAACTAAAGATCCTGCTGCCGAACCACGACCTGGTCCAACCATAATAGAATTTGTTTTAGCCCAATTAATCATATCAGCAATAACTAAAAAATATGAAGCAAACTTTTTATCTTTAATAATTTTTAATTCTTCTTCTACACGTTCAATATAATTTATATCCTCATGTAATCCTTTTGATTTTAAACCTTCGTATGCCAATTCTTTTAGCTTTTCATCTGCATTTGTTTTGGGGACTGGTAATAAATCTAATGCTCTGTAAAAATCATAATCCTCTATTTTGTCTGCAATTTCCATGGTATTAGAATATATATCTGTGCGTTGAATTCCTGCGTTATGAAAATCTGCTGAAATCTCATCATGTGTTTGAATAAATAAATTATAATCTTGAAATGAAATTCTTCTATCTGGATACAAATAATTAAATCTATCTAACATATTTGTCATTTGTCTAGACATATCGAAATCTGCTTCTTTATCCATTTTTGGATTTGTAGATAAGATAAGCATTGCTTCTTCTAATACTTTATCTTCACCTTTAGCAAAATGAGCATCTCCTGTTGCTACCGCTTTAATCTTTAGCTCATCTGCTAACTCTAATAACTTTTCATTTACTTCTTTTGGATTGTGAGATTGAACCTCAACATAAAAATCTTCACCGAAATTTTTTTGAAAATCTTTGAGAGTAATTTTAGCTTCAGAAAAATCGCCCCTTTCGATAGCCTTAGAAATGAGACCATTAAGACATCCAGACAAGACAATAATACCCTGTTTGTACTCATTTAAAATCTCCCTATCAATTCGTGGCTTATGATAAAAACCTTCATTCCAAGCAAGTTCTTGTAAAGTATTAATATTCTCTAAACCCTTTTTATTTTTAGCAAGCAAAATAATATGGTTGTACGCTTGGATTGATTTATCTGTTTTAGATGATCTATCAAATCTATCTGTTGGAGATATGTAAGCCTCTACTCCAAGAATTGGCTTTATGCCCTGTTCCTTACAAGCTATTTGAAAATCTCTATGTGATGATAGTGTACCATGATCTGTAATAGCAATAGCGTGTTGGCCAGCATCTTTTGCTGCTTTTACTAAATCGGCAGGAGAGTTAAGGCCATCCATTAATGAATAATAGGAATGCACATGTAGATGTACAAATGACATTAACTCTCCGCCTTTTCTAATTACCAGTCTACATTACTTGATGTAGCGTCTGATTCCTCTTGTCCGCCTTCACCTAGAAAGAAGGACTCTTGATTTGCATAAGGTAGGTCACGAATAGCAACCTCTTCCAACTTGTATAATTCTAAAGAAGAAGTGTCAAACTTTTCTTCATCTTTTGCAAGTGGAATAATTGTGTAACTTGTATCTGTTTTAGTTCCTGTACGCTTAATTCTCCACATAAGATTTGTAATTGAACCCATTTCTCCAGCATACTCGATTAGAGTTGGAGTAACTGTTTTACCGCTGCTTCCCTGTGAAAGAATTGCAACATACGGCTCTTCCTTGCCATCATCAACAAGCACATTGATGTAAAGTCTTGAACGACCCTTCCATCCAGCTTTATAATCTTTTCTGTGTTGTTCACAACCCCAACACTTACCCTGATCTTCCATTGTACAAAGAGCTTTGCGACGATAATCTTTTGGATTTGTGTGCTCTACAGCAATAAATCCAAGACCTAGCTTATCATTATACTCTGGTGAATCTGGATCTAACTCTTGAAGAAAACGAATCTTTACGCTTTCCGCATCATCAAGCTTAACCCATTTTGCCTTACTTGATTCTCCGCCACCAGACTGTGGCTTGTCTAGTGCTTTATTTAAGTCCTTAAGACCTTTTACTATACCCATTTTGTATCTCCTATACTTGACAGTATATATCTGTCTGTTAATTTATTATGATGGTATCCAAGATCGATATTCAAAATCGGAAACTGCATTATCTATACATAGCTTTATTTCATCATCTGTCATATCGCCAGCATCTTTTGCATCATGTGGATATATCTTACCATATTCTGACGAAGCCCACAAGATGTTTTTTGATTTAAGCCTATTTGCTATATTTAATCCAAGCTTTCTTCCCGCCTCGTCTGAATCTGTCATAATAATTATTTTATTAAAATATCTATTTAGAAGTATTACATTCTCAGTAGATATATGTCCTCCAAGCGTAGCAACAACATTTGGAAATCCTGCTTGATGAATTCTAATTGCATCAAAACAAGATTCTACAATTATTACATTGCTTCCAATTCTTTTAGCACGATGAATATTAAATAACGTTTTGCTCTTAGGCAGGTTTGTACTATTTTTAAACTTTTTTTCTGTAATAGACCTTCCAACAAGGCCAACTGGTAATCCATCTGGACTGTGTACTGGTACTGTAACCATTCCTAAATTTTCTGAATATCCTAATTTAAAATAATGCATTGAGTCTAGGTTGATGCCCCTGTTTTCAAAATATGACTGGGCTTTTTGATTTTTACCTAAACTATTGTATAAAGAATCTAGAGTGGTCTGTGAAAATTCTACAAAATTAGGTTTATCCTCAAGTAAATCTTTTAATTCTTCTTCAAAGGCTTCTTCGGAAGTTACTTGTTTACTTGCAATAAATCTTAATGCTTGAAAATCATTTTTATTCAATATCTTCTTTACAAGATCAACTAAACCTCCAGATACACCGCAGGATGGATTGAAACAAAGCCAAGCTCCATTAATTAAATTAATACTAAAACTATAGGTGTGTGTATTATTATGGAATGGGCAAAACATCGAAGCATTATCATTAGACTCAGATAATATATCAAGTCCTAAAGACTTTATAACACTTTTGACTTGGGAACTTGTGTACGTGGAGTTAGTTTCCCTTGTGTCATTCCTAGCGTATGCCATGCTTTTTTCTTTCCTACATATATACCATGGATAGTCATTAAAAACTTCCATGTCTCGCCTGTAAATTCTACAGAAAAGGCTGGGTCTATGTCAAGTACTGGTACATAACCCTTATCTTTCATTTGAGATGTTAACAAGTTAATATATTGATTTTTAATTCTAATTAAATCAGAATCATCTAAAAATTCTACGTTAACTTGAAATCTTTTTATTTTTTTGTGAGTCGTCATTATTTAATTCTGGTAAATTTTCATAAATTGGTTTAATAATACCTCTATTAATATCCCATTCTAAAAAGAATCTAAAATCTTGACCGTGTCTATTCTTTCTAGAAACCACCTCAATCAAATCTGTATTTGGGTGTCTATGAATAGCCATAGCCATATCAGCATCATATTCAATTGCCTTTGACCAAGCCACCTGGCTCATCATTGGAGGCTCGTCTTGATCAGAAACATCGTCAGCAGTAGCAGCAGTAATATCAATAACTGGAATGTTATTTGAAACTGCAAGTAATTTAAAATCTCTAGAAATATTTCTATTTCGCTCTACCTCAGAATTACTTCTTTTATTATCATTAAACAATTGATGATAGTCAAGAATAACTAAATCTGGTTTGTGTTGATCAATCTTTCCTTGAATTGTTGCTGGAGTGACCTCCGCTGTGCCTTCATTAGAAACAAGAATAAAGCTGTTCTTGCCTTCCGTGGTTTTCTTTCCCCATGATTTGAAGTCATCTAAATTAATATCTCCTTTTGATAAATCGCTTGCACGGAATAATCCTGAACCAAGCATAGTATAAATTCTATCTCTCATATTCTCTGGAGCCATTTCAAGAGAAACTATCATTGGCTTAAAGCCCTGTTCCCAGGCTTTACAGGCAAGATATGATGTAAACCATGTCTTACCTCTTCCTGGCCAGCCTATGGCCACTATAAGGTGTCCTGGGGCCATTCCAGTAGGGTATGCCCTGTCAATTGCATCGATTCCCGTCATGATGCCTGGACTTCCACCCATTGCTAAAGATCTATCTTTTACAGACTGATAATGTCTTTCTGCAGATTCAATATCCACAATATCAACATCTCTAACATTATTTGTGTACCTACTTAATGTAGCAAGTTGAGATTGCATATTTGCAAGAACTCTAGATGCTGCATCTTCTTTTAAAGCAGACCCAGCCTGTATTAAAACAGATTTAATCTTGCTTGATATAAATTCATTCTTTAATTTATCTAAGTAGTATCCAGTTTCTGCCTTTGTTGCAACAGGTTCAAAATCTTTAAATTTATCCTGTAATACACCAACCTCTGGCACAGCTTTAAATTTATAGTAATATGATTTAAGGGCATCCCAAATATCTTTATGTGAATTAAATAAATCATCTGCATTATCTGCAAGTAGTGTGCTTATATCTTTATTCTTGCATACTGCTGAAATTAATTCCGCTTCTGTATTCACTCACTAACCAATTTTCTTGTCTGTTCAAGCAGGCGTTCCCTGTTTTCTTTATCTCTTTCAATTTGAACCATCATGTCTTCAAGCCTATCAAAATTATTATAAAAGAAAGAAAGTGGGTGACCACTTTTACCTGTTTTAAAATAATACTGTAGTATTTCTTTTGCACGATGATATCCTACACTATCAATGACATCTTGCATAGCCCATTTTTCTCTATATTTATTTATTCTAGGTTTTTTATTATATTTTTCAGCGTAAAGACCTTCATAAATAGAAAGGAGAATATATGGTTCTTTATTTGTTGCCATTTAGTTCTTCTTCTACTTCTTGAGTTTTAGATATAAGCTTAGCTTCTACAAATTTATAAACTCTTTCAGTAGCATCATCTACGGTTTCGCCATCTCTAACAAAATCGTCAACGCCAATACCAATCTTAATACTTTCGAAGTTACCAAGATTTCTAGTAAAAGAAAGATCTACTCTAACCTGAGTGTTCTTATTCATTAGTGTTCCGCCTTTCTATGTCTACTCAATGTGTCGTGACCAAATATGCCCCAACGCAATTCTATTTCTTTTTTACATATCTCACAGACAACAACTCTGCTTGACATTAATCCGCCTTCCATACTGGCACAAAGCCAGAATCAGTCTTAGTATACAATATAATATTATTTTTGAGAAGTGCCCTTAACTCAGTTTTAGAAGGCATGTTTTTTGAATATCCAGATTCTAAAATAAATTGATGTATGTCCATAATGTCTGATTCGCTATACATAAATTTATACCAGTCACTCTCAGGATTTCCAATTGGATATACCTTTTGAGGATATTTAATTTTCTTCTCTAATATATAATCTTCAATTGTTATTTTATGCTTATTCAATATTTGTGCAACCTGCTTAGTTGAATAAGCATTTTCCATATTTTTAATAACTTGAGAATATGAATACAATACACGTTTTTTTTCTGGATAACACCAAGCAATTAATTCATCTTTTGCTCTTGAATAACTTAATACTTTATGTATTTTGTTATTTAAGAAGAAATAGCTAAATCTTTTAGCTTGTTGTTTTCTACTTTTTCCAGCCATCGTCCCAATGCACTCGTATCTTTATTTATCATCCAACGCTTTCCGCACAAGATACAGAATAGCTCAACATGAAGTTTTTGTGAAAATACACGATCAACAAAAACTCTTCCCTTACATCTTCCACATTTCATCATAAAGTAAACACCTTACCATCTACAACACATGAGTAATCTGGAGCAATATGAATCATTTGAATATGAGGATAATCATTTACAATATGAGCAATGGCAAATCCTTTTTGCCAATCATGGTGCTGCATATATTTCATACCTGGACCTTTTTCATCACACATATGACCAATTTCATAACCACGGATAGTTTCACCCTCTCCATTATTACGTAATTCATATGTTTGTAAATGAGAAGCAATTCTATGTGAATGTCCACGAATCAATGATATCTGAAGATCATTCATATCTTTTCTAACAGCACCAGTATCTGCAATTGACAACCCATGGTGGACATGTATATCTCCAAAACGACGCTTAGGTAATTCATTATAATGAATATATTCATATCCTAAAGAATCTAAACTCCATAAAGCTTCTGGAGTAACTTCATTAATATAATCAGGAAGTTTTGCATCTACATAATTAAAAATACGAATATCATGATTTCCTAAAGCTGAAAATAGTTGTGCGTCTGGCAACATTTCTCTTGTTTTAGCATAAAAATCACGAGCACCCTTTGCTTCATGGCGCATCATTGGAACAATAAGATCTTTACTATCTGTTTTATGAAAATTTAAAAACTCTGCAGATCTTCCTTCTGTATATTTACTATAGCATGCTTGATCATCTGTATCTCCAAGATAATCTACAACATCTGGCTTAAACCATTTCATTACCTTAAACCACAGGGCAATTGCTTTATCATCTTGGTACGGGAATTGCTGGTCGGATGACAACATCCACCTTAAATCATTTGTCATTTATTTCCTCAATATATTACATTAACAGATAGTTAATATGAATTGTATTGTAGCATATACTACAATGCTGTCAATAGTTACTCTTCTACTTTATATCTTGCAGAACTTATCCAATTAATTCTAAGTAGAGATAATGCGCCTGGAGTTTTTGTGTTTCCATCCTTATAATAAACTTGAATTTTTGGTTCAAATTCCCCCTTGATTGCAAGTCTTATGTCATCAGCGCCTGGATTTTCATATTTAATTGTAGCAACAGTAACGGGATCTTCATATTTACTTGAATCCCATGTGAATCCGCATGAGACTTCTCTTTCAGTATCACCGCTTTTAATATTTTTAATTTCTGCAACGCCAGACCTGGTATGAAATGTATAATTTTTTGTAGAACCATTTACGGTTGTGCTAATTAAATTATAAGCATTACCCGCTGTGGCACGTACTTCGTTAATTTGTGCCTGTAAATTTCTTAATTTTTGTGGATCTACTGGTTCGCCGTCAGCAAAAACTTCTGCCATTTTATACCTCTTCTAATTTAGCATCTAAAGACTTTTCATAATCTTCTTTAGCTATTTCTTTTTGTGTTAATTCTGTTATTTCTGCTCTAAGAACTGCAATTTGTGTTTCATACCCCGAAACCAATTGACCAATTCTTTCTTGTAATGCAGCAACAACTAATTCTAATTTATCCATATTTTTATTCAGTCAATTCATTTACGGTTGAAAGTTCTGAATTTAGAACAGACAATTGATTGTTTATTTCTGCAATAGCTTCTTCTATTTTAGAAACAGACTCAGGTTCTGGAGTATTTTTTGCATTCTCCATAAGCAAATCCATTTCTAGCCCAAACTTTTTATATTCTAGGCCTCTTACACGAGATTCAACAATTTGAATTTTATCGTTTTTTGATAGTGTGGTCATTTTATCCTCCTTGTATATTATAACATTTCAAGCATATTAGTCAATACCTGAATTTGATTATTTATATCTAATTCAGTAGAAGAATCTGTAAAAGACCCCTCTAAAATTAATTGCTTTTTGCCCAATAAAGACTTTATTTTTTGTTCAATTACGTAGACTTTATATTCTTTTTCTATACTCATTTTATAACCATCCAGACCATGTTCCATAATATGTACTACCATTTGATCCTAACATAACAACTCTTGCTCTACCGTATCTTGCTGAAGAAGAATAAGCTATATCTCCGTCTGCCGTACCCATTCTAAATGCCCATATAGTGCCTGCGGCTGAATATGGATAGCTTCCAGCACCTGGATACGCTCTTGTTCCGCTTGCAAGTAGAGTTCCTCCTCCAGCAGTTGTTCTAATTTCAAATTGCATACTTGATATAGATCCATTTCCTGATATAGAAGGATAATCACAATACCAATCTAATCTTGATGAAGATGTTGTTCTTAAAAATTGTAAAGATGGTGCTGGTGCAGATGGTGCAACAAATGCAGTTGTTGCTGGACCCACTTGTGATGATGCTGCGGTATTTGAACCAGCTGAATTACTTGCAGTTGCCCAAGCTTTAAAATAATTTGGAACATCTGATGATGTAATTGTATAAGTTCCTGTTGTTGAGTTTGACATAGAAAGCGTTCTTGATGGATCACTTGTTAATACTGGATTTGTTCCATTATGTAATTCTAAAACGTAACCTGTTGGAGTTGGTGACCAACCAGAAGTTGAAACAGTAATAACGCTACCAACTTGGTAATTTCCAGTATTTGTACCTATTGATACTGTTCCGCCAGAAGGGGGAGTTAAATTTGCCGTCCAAATTGCTGTTGCAGTAACATTTCCAGTTGGAGTATAACTTGATCCAGCTGCGTATGTAGTTCCTCCAATATTCCATCCACCAAATGTATAGCCAGTTTGCAAAAGAGTTCCTTGAGTTGCTAAAGTGACTGCATTGCTAGATGATGAGTATCTTGCATACATTGTTATAGAAGATGGAGGCGTAAATGAACCACCTACTGCAATTGGCCCATAAGTATAACTTAATGATGATGTATCATAATATCCATTTGTTTGATAATATCCCTGAGTTGAAGAAGGTACAGTTCCTGAAGTTTGTCCCGTGCTTGAATATGAGACAACAAATGAAGTTTTTAATGCAGATGGTGCGGTATGTGCAATACCAGCTGTTTGCGTAGTTGATCCTCCACCAGATCCGCCATTTGCTGTTGCATTCCAAGTTACTGTATAAGAACCAGCTGTGGCAACTATTGCATTTGTATTTACTATTTGATTTGGTAAAATTCCATTTGACCAAGTTACTTCGGCACGTATTGAGTACCCAACATCAGAATTTTGTATTGTGTAAGTGGTTCCATTATATTGAAGTATTGTTCCTCCAGAAAAAGAATTTCCTCCAGTTCCTCCATCTGCTTTTCTCCAAACCCAAGATGCTGTTGGAGTAGGAGTACCAGTTGCGTCCGTTTTAGATAAAGTTAATAATGTTGTTGGAGTAGTTCCTCCAGATATGGACGCTGATCCGCCTGATGGAGCAATTGGCTGAGAAGCTGTTAATATAGTTCTTCCATCGTCTACTCCGTCTTGATCAGAAACCCTATTCATACTTGCTGTTGATAATAAAGTAGATGATTGAGATGTGCTATTTGACCATGTATATATTATATTTGAATTATTTTGAATAGCAGTGGTACTTGGAGTTACTGATGTTAAACTATTATTTATAAAATAAACATCTGCATAGCTTGCGCCCCAATAAAATTTTATTTGATATCGTGCAACTTGAGCAGCATCTTGATAATGATTTCCATACCAAGTTATATAATAATTAGAAACATCAGCATAATACCAAAGTCCGCCGATGGATGTAGTAGAAGAACTTGTTGTAGAACCCTGTCTTAAGTCTGCAGATAATGGTGCTAGTGTTATTCCAGAGTTTGAAGCGTTTGGTATAGAAATACTTCCTCCTGGATCTGCTCCTCCCCAGTTTACAAAACCATTTGTTGAAACATAAATGGTAGTTCCAGGATTAAATGCTGATGGTAAGGTTATTCTTCTTTGATATCCAGTTAGTTGATAGCTTGGGTTTTGAACAGTAGAAGTTGTTATTGCTGTTGCAGATACTCCTGTTGTAAGTCCTAAATCATAATCTGTCCCAGAATTATATCTTGTTTCTTCAACATATATATATTTACCAACATCCGCTGGGCTAGATGGCGTATAAGATGAACCAGACCCAACATATGTACCTCCAGTTGTTGAGGAAGTTGAATTGGTATACCAATATATTGTTGTTCTTGTAGAATCTTCCTTATAAGCTTCTCCTGAGACCCATGTTGATGAATATGTAATTGGAGTTCCTACAGTTGGTGAATTTGTGCTTAATGTTGCAGTTGAATTTATTGGCCTTAATCGTAAAATTTTTATTTTATTAGAAATAGACAAGCCATTATATTGACTACTGGTGGAACTTACCGCAGTTGCTTCAAATCCTAAATAATTATTATCTGAATTTGTTGAATTAGTTGATGTCCATATTGTAGTTGGTAATTCATCTTGTCCAGTTGTACTTGTCCATCCAGATCCAGTGCCGCTTTTTAATACAATTCCTAAGTCAGAGCCATACTGGTCATATAATTTCCACTTATAGGTATAAGATGAGGCAGTCCAGCCATTTAAATCCCATTGAGCATTGTTACCAAAATATGAATCCCCTATTCTGACCGTTGGATATGTTGCATTTGGCATTCTTGCAGAATATGCGTCTGATGAAAAATAACCTATATATGGAACTCTTGTTGCAAAAATACCAGATAGCGGCCAAACTTTAACCCACTGGCTTACATTTTTTATCCAAACTCCTACAGCAGATTTCCAACCAGTTGATCCAAGACCAGCAATTTTAACAAAAATATTTGTTGCTTTTTTCCATCCAGTCGAACCAGATCCTGCAGTTTTAACAAAAATATCTGACATTTTTTTATCCTATGCGTATTGAATCCATACATCGCCACGCAGACCGTCTGTGTCGGTTGTTGTTTTTGGACCAGTTCCCATGCCTATATTTCTTATGTAATAGTTACCAGTTCCTATTGCTCCGCCATAATTAGTTTTTACTTCCTTACCATAAAAATTAAATTCTCCAGTACTTGCAATACTTATAGTGTATCTTGAATACCCATTTCCGTCAGTATATCCTAAAGATATTGTGCTTGGATTTAATGTCATATAAGCAGAAGATGCTGGGTAATTAAATGCAGTTTTATTTCCATGCTGTAAAAGTAATTCTCCTCCATTATTAAACTGGTAAATTGCACCTGTTACAGTATCTACATCATTTAAAAATTCTAAAGTATTATTAGAACTATTTAATCTAACTCTACCCCAACCAGTTCCATTGGTTGTTATTGTAGAACCACTGATTGTACCTCCGCTAATTTGTCCATTTGATAATACTGTTCCAGCTTCTAATGTTCCGCTAAAATATGCGTTACCTGAAGTATCAATTCTAAATTTATTGCTTGTGGTTGAAATTCCAGAAGGTCCAATTGTTATTGCTCCTCCACCTGCTGTCACGTTTCCATCAAAAGATCCTGCTGTAGCTTTAACTGTTCCCTTTACTTCAAGTGCTTGAGTATAATTTGAATATTTTACATATGCATTTGCATTTCCAACATTAAAGGCAGGATATATTACTCCAGCTTGATTTTCCCAACCAATAAAAAATCCAGGTGTGCTGTCGCTAGAATATGAGCTTTTTGCTCCCCCTGTATAAGTTGAATATATTGATCCGCCATCGTTTAATTTAATTCCTAAACTTTGAACTAAAGATCCGTCTACTCCAAATTTTGCTGCTTTTGATAATGCGGTACCAGCGTCTCCCTGAGCAGCAGCTGCAGCAGCTGCAGCAGCGGTTATGTCTGCATCCTTCATTCTATCCCATGAAGTTCCATTATATCGTTTAAAATAACTAAAATTAGTGTCAAACCATATGTCCCCAGATTTAGGGCTTACTGGGGCTGTAGTTCCATATGTAGTTTGTGCCTTAGTATCTGCAGTTGATTGTGCGGTAGCAGCTGCACTTTGTGCAGCAGTGATGTCTGAATCTTTCATTCTTACCCATGAAGTACCGTTATATACTTTAAAGTAATTAATACCAGTGTTTGTGTCAAACCACACATCTCCTGAAATAGGATTTACTGGCTGTGTTGATCCGTATGTAGTTTTGTTTTTTGTAATTGCAATTGATTTTGCAGCTTCTGAATCTTGAGCAACTACCCACTGACTACCACTCCAAATTTTTAAAACGTTGTTAGATGATGTATCTACCCAAGAATCTCCAACTTTAAAACCACCTGTTGGTGCTGTTGGTGTTGTTGATGAATAGTATACTTTAGATGTATCACTTAATAATCCACCCAAAGATGATCCAGAATCTGCTGTAATAACTCCAGATATAATAGCTCCAGTAGCGTACAGTTGTCCATTTGCATTTACCTGAAAGCCAGCTTGTCCTGATGATGCACTATTGATTGCTGGACTTGCTGTATTTCCTGACCAAAGAACAATATCTGTTCCTGCAGAAACTCTAGGCTTAATGCCAACATATGATCCGCTATTAGTTGCAACTATTGATCCTGCTGAATTTAACGTAACACCGCCTGCAGAAATTGTATTTGTATCCACAGTCCAATTTCCAATTAAAGCTTTTGTTGTTGTAAATGTTGCTGCGCCAGCAGCTGCATTTGAAATAATTTGTGTAGTTTCTGTTCCATTTGCATCATATGCAAATAAACCTGCATAACTTAATGTAACCTTATTTGCTGATCCATCTGCAGTTCTTGCAATTACAGATCCGCCACCAGTCATTGTTAGATTTCCAGTTATTTTTCCAGATCTAGCATTTATATCTCCAGTTAAATATAAATCAGTTCCATTGAAATACATAAACTGAGTATCTGTACCAACTCTTAATTGACCTGTTGTTAACCAAAAATTATTTTTATTTCCTGTTTTATTTAGTAAAATACCATGATACGTTCCAGAGGATAACGATGGTGTTGTTGTTGTACTTGTATTAATTGATTCAGATATACCAGTACCAAATTTAAATAAATCTCCTGTTGCTCCGCCTATAGAAATATATGACTTTAATCTTGCAAGTGAACCCTCTGCTGTTGCTATCGAATCTTGTGCAACAAACGTTCCTGAAGTAGTATATGATTGTGTATTATTGAATTGATCTACTGCTGCAACTTGATAATAATATGTAACATCTGGTATTAATCCTGAAACAGTAAAAGAAACCGTAGTTCCGCTAGATGGGTGATCTACATAACCATATTCATAAATTGGATTTGTAGTTTGCGTTGTCCATCTTATTCTATATCCTCTACAATCAGCATCAGAAGATTTTGTAAAAGAAATTGTTGCCTGCACACTAAATCCTGTTTTATTATTTAAATCTACGGATGCCGTTGCAGAAACATCTGTTGGATTTGTTGGCGGAGTTGTGTCTGTTGGATCTATTTTGTCTGGAACTACAGTTACAGTATTGCTATAGTCTGTAAACCCACCTAATTTTTTAGAAAACTTAGCTCTAACATTTCTTGATAAAGAATTTGTTGTAGCTATATATGCTGGATTTGCTGATGTAACTGCTACGTTTGTCCATGTGGAGCCGCCGTTTGTACTTTCTTCTACGTATATCTTATCAAATAAAGAATTTGCTGTGTATGAAACATTATAGGCCATGGGGGCTTTGACTGCCGATATAGTTGGCGCAGTTAAAGGATCAGAATATTTACTTACAGAATATCCAGTTACAAAACTTGTTTGCAAATTTTTATCTCTTACATAGATTGCACCTGTATAGTCTATTTCAAATGCTGTAAATTGACCAAAAACTTTTTGCAATTGATTTGCAGATATAATTATTTTTTGTTCTAATGGAGGTATTTTATCTTTTTCTACGGATGTCCACCATGTTGCATCAACATCATTTGTATCATCGAGAAGTTGAAGACCAAAAGAATCTGCTAAAGTATTATCATTTGTTGAGTCTTTAAATGTTGGATCAAATTTCCAAAATAAAGATAAGTTTCCAGAGTTGTCCCACTCATGTCTAACATCATAAACTGCTTTTGGTTGTTTTAATAATGTAACACAAAATGCTTCTGAAAATGGAGACAATAAACCAGATGTAGTTCCTTCGGCCTGTAACTTTACACAATATGTTGCTTTTTGCGTAGCATTTATTTGTAATGTTCCAGCTTTTGTAAACGATGTACCATACTGTTTAAACTCTTCTCCAAAATCTCCGCCTTTAATCCAAACATTAACTTGTTTAATTTTTCCAGAAATGTAGTCTTGCCCAAGAGCATCTTTGCCGTTCCAATTTATATACAAAATTGAATTGATGCCATATAGATCTTCTGATGTAAAATGTGGTGCCGCAAGTTCTGGCTCTCCAATTGTTGTAAAATTAAATATATTGGATTCGCCACTGACTCCTAGTTTAGGGTCTTCATAAACCCATGCAAAAGTAAGACCATAATCTGTAGACGGAACAAAATCAGTAAATACTAAATCTATATATTTACCGTCTGTTGACTTTGTTTGTTTAGGATTAAGGTCAAAAAAATTAGCCATTATTACTCACCAAAATTTAAATCTAACTTATATTCTATTGTTAACTCTCTACCAGCAACTTTTTCAACTTCATCTATATTAGATCTGGCTATCATGCCATATGCGGGATCAAAAGTATCCTCATCGTTTATTCTTAATCCATCTACTGTAATTGATGTAGATGATCCTACTGGCACAACCATTACTCCAACTTTACTAATCAAAGATGGATCTGGATTACCATTAGATATCATGTCTGCTATTTGAATATCTTTTATATTCCACCCAACTATATGATTTACAAAATTAAATTCATAATAATCAACTACAGAGCTATAAAGTCTAATTTTAACTTCCGCTAAATTTGAATCATTTACTTTATAAGAAAATGACAATGTATCAAAATTACTATACCCAGACATGTCAAAATTTGGTATTGTTGCAATATATTCTTTTTCTGATACCCCATCTGATGATAAATCTAATGAGCTATTTCCAACCCTATAATCAGTTTGATTCAATACAGGAGAAGGCATCCATTCAAATGCTGATTCAAATGTAGTTATAAATTGATTTCCATATGTATTGGATGAGGATCTTCTTCCAGGGTATATTGCTATTTCATTTATCTTACCAGCTAAATTTGTAGGAAGTTTTGTACTATATATCGCAGTATATGTGTATGGAACTACGGATGTATCTATGTCTATGCCACCAAATAAAACTGGAACACTATAAAATTCAAAACCCAATCTGCTATTAGTATCTACTAATTCATATTCTGAATTTTTTGCAATTCCAACAGCTAACACTTTATCAAAAAATGTTCTATTTCCAGCTATGAAGTCAATTAAAAATCTTTTACCAAATTTGGTTATCATACCTTACCTCCTTGAGAAACTGGCTTAGTGCTTTTTACTTCAAACTTTTTAACTTCATCTTCTGATGAGATATATACCCTCATAGAAACCTTTACTTTGGCTACGTTATTTTCATAATATATTTCTTGCGAAATTGGTTTTTGTATATCATCTAACTGTGGCCTATTTGTTCCTGGTGGTGGAGGTGGTGGAGGAGGCGGGTTGTCTCCACCTGCTTGACTTCCAAAAGGTGTCAGTAAGCTTGATGTTGATTTGTCTTTTTGATCTGATAGCCATAGCTTATTTAAATAATACTTATCTGTCTCGTCACCTATAATTGGTGTAGAGACTCCAGCTGTATTATTTTTTTCTGTCATTTATTCATTATACCATTTATAGACTATATTAAATAGCTCTACAGACTATATTGGTATTCACCCCCTGAGAAAATCCTAGTCTAACTGAAGTAACAATATAAGTTTTATTTGAAACAGATAAATCTTGTAATGGATAATTTATTCCAATAATATCTCCAGGATTTATGAGTGGGTTTCCAAAAACTTCCATTTCTACGCTTTGTCCTTTATTTAATTGAGTTGAGGTAATCCAGTCGGCAAGAGACTTTGCATCTGTAGCAGATTGAATCCAAGTCGAATCAAATTGTACTGGATATTTTTTTGCCCTGCTGTCTGGACTGTCTGTTGAATATTCAACTACACCGCCATCTACAATTGGAGTTCCAACTACTTGAAAAGTATTATACTGCCCATCTGCAAGATTTACAAATCCAGAGGTGTTGTTCATTACAAGCATTTCCGCTGTAAATGGTTGTAATTTGCTTGACATTATATTAACATTTTTATTGACACCAGATGAAAGATAGAGCGGTATCGCTGGATTTGCAGAATCATATCTAACTTTAATTCTTTTTATTTGTCTAACCACAGAACCAAATTCTTTTAAAGATCCATTTCTTGAATCTCTAGTTTCACCTGAACTATATACTAGGTCTCCAAAAAGCATAGATATCGTATCATCTGAATAAACTCCATTGTATTTATAAGAACCTTTTGAGTTTAAGCTTGTATAATCGATATCAGTTAAATTAGATTTTTCTGGAATATTTAAACCATATACGTAATCATAATATACAATTCCTTGTCCACATAATAAACCAACCTTATTTGATGGAGACAATGGAGATGCTGTATCTTCTGCATCAATTCTAAATCCATTAATAAAAATAGTAAGTGTATTTTTAACCAAGGACCCGCCCGTTCCATATGTGGATTTAACTAATACATCTACATTATAAGACTGTGCAGCGTATACCCCTGCAAATGTGCTTATAGCATTTGTTTGAGAATCTTTTAATACTGTTGTTAAACCATTAGCTGTTGTTTTTAAAATTCTAATGTCTTTAGATGATCTGGAGCCTGCAGTGGTACTTACTATTACATGGTAACCCTTTTTGCCATTATCTCCTGCAAATACAGTAAATCCACCTACTTGATCTGTTGAATAGGAATCTTTCAGTCCCGTATCAAATTGATTATCAAAAAACATTCTTGTTCCTATTGAATAAAAACCTGGTTTAGAAGATGTTGTTATTGAATCAAAAGCAATTACTCCAGATGTGTAATGACTTTTACTTTTATCAAAATTAGTTACTGGATAAAATGATTTACCAATTTTTGAAGATTTTGCATTCCAAGCATCTTTTGCTGAAGAATAAATTTGATTTAAATCTCCCTTAAATGCAACATCGCCTGGAGCGGTTAAATCTATTGGTCCATATACGGATACAGTAGCATTACCATTTCCATTATGTGATTTTGCAGATGTGCCTAAAGCTGCTCTTTTTTTAATTTTATATCTTCCACTGGCTTTAAAAGTGTTAATGTTTTGTGCATCTGTTTTTGCTAAAGAATAATGTTTCCAAAAATCAGAAGCGTTTGTTATTAAAACTGTTTGTTTTGTACTATCTGAGGCCTTGTAATATTCAAATTCTAAACCTTCGTATTCAATAACTTCTGTGTCTATCAACAAAAATCCAGAAAAATCTGGAATAATTAAATCTGAATCAATTAATTGATCTACGCTTTGAAGATTTATATTTATATATCCCGTTTCTGTTTCATTTAAGTTTGTTGCTAAAGTTCCTGCTGCCAATCCGTCTTCTGAAGAAATCCAAACAGGTGCAGCATTGTTTGCAACATATCCACTTACTCCTGGAGCTGACCATAAAACTTTAACGGAATTTCCAGCTACTTTTTCTTTTTTATTTAAACTAATTATATTTGGTATATATGAAACTGAACCGTTTGAAGAAATTTCTTCATTTGTAAAAATCCAATCTTTTGTTCTTTGAGAATCATATATTGCATCTCTGCTATAGATTTGCATAATATCATTATTATCAACAAACATATTTATTTGCATATCTCTACATAAATCTTGTAAACATTCCCACACCGTTTGCCCATCTTTTGTCCAAAAATATCTAACTACTGGAATAGATTTATCATTTTGTGCAATATTAATATTATAATTTGAATAACCTATTGAATCTAATACTCTTCTAATTATTGCAGTTGCTGGCATATCTTGAACTAAAATTAATGGCGCAATTGTATCTTGCAATATTTTACTTGAATCTAATGCTCTTATGGAAGATGAGCCAAATTCTGATAAAGACCACTCGACCATGTAATATTTTCCTTGTTGTATTTTTACGTCAGATGATCCATCATTTACAACAATATATGGAGAAATAATTGCATTTTTATCTAGGTACATGACTGATGAATCTATCTCTGAATCTCTATTGTATTCTTGTAAAATATTATTTGATTCATCAAATTTAGCAATATTTAAAGATAACAAATTTGACGATAAGGTTCCAACGGGTAAAATTGAATCATCATTTATAGTAGTTTCTTTTGATATTTCAAAATCCTGTATGTCATCGCTTATATCGATAACCCATCTTGGACTTAATTCTAATACTGCTAAAAATTTTCCAGTATTTGAATTAACAGCAGACAATGATATTTTTTTAAATGATTGAGTTGATGTATACTTAGATGGTTCTGTGGTGGACCATTCTGTTCCATTGTAATATGCTATTGCTTCTCCATTTGAATTTATTGAAGAACCAGTTGCCAGGGTTACCTCTGTATTATCAGATTTTGTTCCCTTAATTGTCCAAGATGTTGGTGTGTCATGAGAAGTTTCAAACCTTGCAATTATTTTATTACATGGAGTTAATTTAACACCTGGAGTTGTTTCATTATTAAAATATTCTAAAGAAATATTAATATCTGCATTTTTTGGACCCAACCAATATTTATATGTTGTATCTGGTCCTGGATAATATAACCTAGGTTTTGTTGGTGTTCCAATTGATCTTGGTGCTTCAAATGAATTTGGAGGAGTATCAGTTTGAATTCCAGGGGAGGTTTCAGATGTATAAATATAATATTTAATTCCTGGCTTTAGTGGTCGATATGATGAATATATACTATCTATAGGAAATAAATTTTTAAAAGCATTAGATAATGAGTGATCTGCTCCAGAAGAAGTAGCTGTTATTTTATCTACCATATTATTTAAATTATATTCTATCGTTCCGCCAGTAGAAACTACAACTGAATATTCTTTTTTAAATATATTTTTTACAGCATCAGAAACAGTTATCATACCTGCTCCAATGAAAAATTAACACTCCAATAGGGCTGTACACCTCTTTTAGATAAAGTACAGCTGAAATCAGTAAAAACAACTGTATAAATATTATCAGTAGAAGCTTCGGCAGCAGTAGATAATTTAGATGTATTAATTTTTATTCTAAATGATTTTTTGCCTGCAAGGCTTTCATAAAAAGTTTTTAAATCTTCTGCCCCCCAAGCTCCGTCCACAGTTTCATTTCTAAATGATGGTAGCATTGACCAAGATACTGAAAATGTTTTTTTATCTGCAACAATAAATTCTCTAAGTGTTCCATTTGCCATTCTAGCAGATTGTTTTAATCTATTATTTCCAATTGAAAATTCAGATCTATTGTGTTCTGAAACTCTTCTAAATTTTAAAACATCTTTATCTGCTGGCAGCAATATATTTCTAGTTGCTACTATAGAGTTATAATCTTGTCCGCCTGCGGTTGATGAATTTGCGTCAGCTCCAGGATATGCAAATTTGGCAGGAGAGTATGTGGTAATACATAATGGGTCTTTTGCCTCTATGTATAAAACTGAACCTTTTGGTAAATTTTCAAAACTCATTATCTTATCCTACCTACTATTTTTGATTGTCCCATTTGTAATTGCTTGTCAGACATTACTGCAAACACTTCTCTTGCTGCAGCTTTAGCCAAAGCTTTTTCATCCATTCCAGGGGCAGCATAAACATTTATATCACCTATTGTAACATTACTTGCAGTGCCACCAGTATGCATCATTAGTCGCTGTGATTTTGCAAGTAGGCCTCCTACATTATATCTTGGAAGAGTAGCGTTACCGACAATTCCACCAAAAGCCATTCTGTTTAAAGTATGAAGATTATCATAACCAATATTTTGTGCAGATTTAGCATTTATAACAAATTCTCCATTTGATAGCATTGCTGGTATTGAATCAGAAGTTCCAGTACCTGGTCCAAAAACCACGCCTCCAGGGGCAAGCTTAATTGGTTGCACTGTATTTAAATTAACGCCTAATTGTGAGGCAATATATCTTCCAGCAGTTGAAGATGTGTCGAAAGGAATTCCATCATTACTGTAGATATAAGTTTTTCCACTTTGAGTAACAACGGTTCCACCTTTAGGAGCATTTGGATCCATCATTCCCGTATTGTTGTATCCAGCGGTTGCGTACTTGCCTGGGTTCATTTTGCCGCTAGACGAGCCCGATTTACCATTTCCTAATTCTTTAACAAGCAAATCACCTAATTGTTTCAAAGTCATTCCACCTGTAATTAAAGTTGCTTGTTGTTTTACAATTGATAAGTCTTTATTTAAAACATCACCCATTGTTCCCTTTGTAGTTACAGTAGTTAATTGTAATCCTGTTGTACCGTATGTTGGAACTTGCTTTGATGAATCAAATGTTAATGCTTTACCTGCAGAATCAAAGAATTGACTAAATGCTTTTTTAATATCTCCAGCTATATCGTAACCAGGATTACCCTTGGTAATTGTAGCTGCTTT